AGTATTGATTGCGGTTCCCTGCATGGAGTATCAGCTTTCGGAGTTTTCCGAATGCCTGACCAACCTGATCCTGTACTGCAAGGAGAAGAACACCTGCGACATCGAGATTAAATACCTGAAGGGGTCCCTGGTGTACGACGCCAGGAACCAGGCGACAGACTACGCGCTGAAGGCCCAGCGGTTCGACTTCGTCCTGTGGCTTGACAGCGATATGACATTTGAGGCGGATCTGCTGGAAAAACTGCTGGCAGACATTGAGGGCCGGCAGGCTGTGAGCGGGCTGTGCTTCGGCAGGCGCCCGCCATTCAAGCCGTGCGTCTACAAACGGCTGGACGTGCAGCAGGAAGGAAAGCTGGTCCGCCCGATCTGTGACACCTGGTACGACTACCCGCGGGATCAGATCTTCGAGGTGGCTGCGTGCGGTTTCGCCTGTGTGCTGATGCGGATTGACGTGCTGGAAGCGATGGGGATCTACGGCGTCCCGTTTTTCCCGATCGGCGGATTGGGGGAAGATCTCACATTCTGCTGGCGGGCCCAGAAGCTGGACATCAAATTCCACTGCGACAGCCGGCTGAAGATCGGGCACATGATGCAGCTGAGCGTGGACGAGGGATTCCGTGACAAGCTGTTTGAGGGTCAGACGATTCCTGAGGTGTAACGGGCTCCGGCCTGTTTATGCCCGGGCGGGAAGACAGCACTCGCCCGCCCTTTACTTTGAACTGAGGTGATTGACGAATGCTGAAGGAAGCGAAGAAGGCGCTGCGGGTGACGGCGACCCTGTACGACACGGAGATCGCGAGCCTGCTGATGGCCGGCGCGAATGACCTGGAGATCGCGGGCGTGGTACTGCCGGGAACGGTCAGTTTTACGATCGGGACGGATGACGCCGTAACGGACGTGAGCACGCTGACGGATGCCCTGGTCCAGCGGGCGATCATCACCTACGTGGCGATGCGGTTCGGGAATCCGCCGAACTACGACAAACTGGCGGACGCCTACGAAACCCAGAAGGTGCAGCTGATGCACGCGGGCGCTTATACGAATTACGGGGAGGAAAACGGCGATGATGAAGGCTAACGTGGTGGACCTGATCCAGGTTTCACCGGAGGCCTCCGGCGTCGGGACTGAACCCACGGAAACGAAGCGCACGGTGTACTGCACGATCCGGAGTATCGGAATGCAGGAAGCCTATCAGGCGATGGGTGTCGGACTGAACCCGGAGCTGAAGGTGATCCTCGCCCATGATTTCGAGTACGGAGGCGAGGGCCTCTGCGAGGTCTGCGGCGTCCGGTACCGGATCCTGCGGAGCTACATCACGGAGACGGACGGCGTGGAGCTGACCCTGCAGAGAGAAGCGGGGAACGCGAGGCCGCTGCCTCCGCCGGATCCGACACCTGAGGGGGTGGGCTGATGCCTAGCGAGTACGAGGCCCTGGTGGCCGCGCTGAAGCTGACCAGTATCCCGTTCAGCGAGTACGGATGGAAGACGCGACCTGAAGGCGCGTACGGATGCGTGCAGCTGGACTTTGAGGCCGGCAGCCTGGACGGGGACGGGGAGAAGCTCGACCGCGTCTGGGAAGGCAGCGTAGATCTGTTCTATCCGAAACTGACCGACCGGGGCGACCTGGTGGAGGAAGTGGAGGAAACGCTGGAAGCGATCCTGGGGAACAGCTGGTACCTGAGCAGCACCCAGTACGAGACAGACACTGGTCTGTTCCACGTGGAGTGGGTTTTCCAGTGCGTGAACAACGACGAAGAAGACCCGGAAGAAAGCGGTGAGCCGTAATGGCCTACAGGTTCAAATCCGAAGGCGTTGACGAAATCATGAAAGCCGTCGCCGAACTGGGGGACAAGGCCGAATTCGTAGCCGCACAGGCGCTGTTTGACGGTGCGGGCGTGATGGCCGATGAGGTATCACAATCAGCGAACACGATCAAGACGGCGCCTTTCCATTATGTGGCGGTTCCCGGCGCGACAATGCGCCTGCCGTCACCGGAGGAAAAAGCGATCCTGCAGGAAAGCGGGGCCGTCGGTATTTCTAAGTTCCGGAAGCGGCTGGGATCGGTGGACACCTCTGTGGGGTACAACGCATCCGGATATGCGCCGGTGAACTGGAACCACATGAGGAACTCCGCCAGGACGAACTACAAGGCCGTCAAGCTGAAGGGCCACGAAGTGAACGCCAGCAGTTTCCTGCAGGCCGTGCGGAACGCCGGTGGCGGGAACATCGGCAAAGGCGCTCAGAACATGAAGCCGATCGGCGTGATTGCCAACGCGATCAACAGCGGGACCAGTTTCATGCAGAAGCAGCCGTTCATCCGGAAGGCAGTAACCAAAGCGACGCCAAAGGCGGAGGCCGCGATCATAGAGAGGGCCGAAAGCCTGATCAACAAAATCATATCTGAAAATCAAGTTGGAGGTAAAACCGCATGAATGCGAATGTTGGTATGCAGTACCTGGTCGCGGCGACGGTGCAGACCTATACGCCGGGGACCAGCATTTCCTACACCGGCGGCACGAACTTCGCCGAAGCGGTCAGCGCTTCCCTGAACTGGGAACGCGCGGACGGCCACTTCTACGGCGATGACGTGGAGCTGGACAGCGATAACAGTATCCTGGGCTACACGATTGACTTTGAGCCGTCCGGCATCCCGGATTCCATCCGCGAGACGATGCTGGGCGAGACGAAGAGCAGCGCCACCTACACGATCACCGATGACCCGGCGCCGGACGTCGGCCTGGGCTACGTGAAGGTGATGCGGAACAAGGGCGTCATCAGCTACGAGGGCTGGTGGTTCTACAAGATGAAGTTCGGGATCACGAACGAAGAAGCCCGCACGAAGGAACGGAACCTGGAATGGCGCGTTCCGACCCTGCAGGGCGTGGGCTCCGGAGTGCTTCTGGACGCCACGGGCAAGCAGGCGTTTGCCGTGCACGAAACCTTCACCTCGCTGCAGAGCGCGAAGGCTTTCGTCAACGGAAAGGCCGGGATTACCTAAGAGACCAACGGGGGCGGGAGATGATCCCGCCTCCGGCTTTTTGAGTATAAAGGAGTGCTGAAGATGGTTACGATCACACTGAAAGGGCGGGAGATCCCGCTGACATACACCACCTGGGAGATGAAGGAGATCCAGGAGGACATCGCGCCGATGTCCAGGGCGATCAGCCTGGTGCTGGGCCGGAACCCGGACGACCCGGAGGACCGGAGCCTGTACGCGGGGGCGGAGCACCTGGGAGCGCTGGCGAAGATGATCCGGATCCTGGGGAACGCGGGGCTGGAAGAAGCCGGCGAAGAACCGAATCTGACGAACAAGAAGATCCTGAGGGCGCTGCGGCCGGCGGAGATCGCCGACGCGGTGAACGCCTGCATGAACGCAATGCAGGAAGGCATGGCGAGCGAGATCCCGGCAAAAGAGGAAGAGGGACCGGTCGACGTGACCCTTGAGGAAATGAAAAAAAAAGACGAGAAGGACGCCTGACCTACCTGATGGTGGTCAGCTGGGGCCTGATCGCCGGGCTGAGCCTGCCGGAGATTCACCGGATGAGGCCGGGCGCGGTGATGGACCTGTATATATACCGTCGTAATTACGACGACGTACAGCACGGCATAACAAGGGAGTGAGAACATGGCAAGCGGCGTAAACGTCAAGATGGGGGTTACCGGCGTCTCCCAGTTCAAGCAGAGCATGAACCAGGCGAAGCTGGCTACGAAGACCCTTGACGCCCAGCTTGCCCTGACTGAAAAGCAGTTCAAGGCATCCGGCGACGCGGAAAGCTACATGGCGGAAAAGACCGCGCTGCTGAAGACGAAACTGGAACAGCAGAAGAGCGTAGTCGAGAACGCGCAGAAAGCGCTTGACCAGATGGCGAAGAACGGCGTGGACCGTTCCAGCAAGGCCTATCAGGATCTGTACCGGCAGATGGTGACGGCGAAGGGCGAGATGCTCGACACCGAAAACGCGATGAACGGCGTGGCGGAGGCAGGCGAGGAAGCAGCCAACGGCGTCGACAGCATGAACCAGCAGCTGAAGCGGATCGGCGACGGGGTCAGCTACCAGAACGTGCTCGATGGGATTGACAGTATCACCGGCGGGATCGAAAAGGTGATCAAGAAAGCCTGGCAGATGGGCGAGGCCCTGGTGAAGGCCACACTTGGCGCCGGCAGCTGGGCGGATGAGCTGATGACCACAGCGGCCCAGTATGAGATCGATCCGGAAACGCTGCAGCGGATGCGGAAGACGGCGAACCTGATCGACACGGACGTCGACACGATCCTGAGCGCAAAGCAGAAAATGACCCAGGGCATCGGCAAGGGCGACAAGGAAGCGCTGGGCGCCTTCGCGGAGCTGCTGGGCGGCGGATGGGATCCGACCGTCAAGAAGGCGGAGGACAACTTCTGGGCCGTCGGCGAAGCGCTGATGAAGCTGGACGACGAATACGACAAGCAGGTCTACGCGCAGAA